TATTCTACGTTTTGTCTTTTGGAACAATTTTGTTCTATTCCAGAACTTCATAAAACAGCTATGGATATTTTGTATCTCTTGTGTACCCTATATATTTTTCTGGCTCCAAATATTTAAAATCTTTTACTCTGCGCAAAGATAATATTCTACGTTGTAACCGTTCTTTTGATATCGGCTCCGTTCCAAATTTTAAGACAGTGTTTGGATTATTTGGGTTTTGTACAACAACATGCATGGAACCATTACCAATATATCTAGGATCTACAGAAACTCCTTTTTTTACTGCGTAAACATCGATATCTTTATGCAACGGTGTTAATTCGTCTCCGATGTCTATACCACTTAACAGCCTTTTATATAAATTTTCCGTTTTGTTTGGGAAAAACTAATACGCAAATGCAGCACCTTGTCTTGCAGATTTGGCAGCAATGTGTGGGCCTATTCTTTTTATATAATCAATAGAAGATCTGATGTTTGCTGGGTCCAACACTACTCCGCCAACAAGACCTCCTATAGTTCTACCAGTAGGTCCCAAATTAGCGCCAAGTTCTTCTCCAACTGTACTTCCTACTAAACCACCAAATGCCCCCAACGGGTTACCCATCAACATAGACATTCCATTAAGTACAACAGGGGCAGCGGCTTCCTATGCCTAACTCACATAACCAGCCCCAACATCACCCCAATACTTCTACCAATCTTCTTCATTAGTTATACGCTTATGTTTCTCTAATGAAGTACCTTGTGGTGTAACAGTGGCTTCATATTCGTATTCTGGAAGATATGTCTTATCGTCTGTACCATCGTCGTATTTAGGAAGAATCTTACCGGCTTCATATACCTTTTCTCCTTCTTGCCATCTTTTAAACCGTTGTTTAAATTCTGTAGAATCTTTCATCACACATCCCTCCTAAAATCTACTCTGTTAGACACGAGGTTAGCAACAACGTTCTATACAAAGTCTTGTGTATCGTCGTGCTAACTCTCGTGCATCAGATATGACATAATCCAATGAAGCATTTGGTTGTTTTCTCTAGTCAACTCAAGAAGTTCATCACTTTTCTCCAGGAACCTTGTTTTTAAGCTATGTTCTTGCTTTAAGCTTTTCTCGCTCCATTGCAGCGGTATCCTTCTGCTTCTGTAACTCCATCTCATGCTTCATCCTTTCTTTTTCAAGTTGAATCTTTTTATCTTCAATCTCTTTCTTCTGACGTTGTTCGTATCTCTTAGTATACTCTGCAGAATCTATCTTACGTTGTTCAAGAGCTTGTTTAGCATATTCTTCAGGATCTGGAATACCATTGTTGTTGATATCCTTATCCTCAGTACCACGATATGCACTGATTTCTGCCACAACAATCTTAGTCTGGTTGTCTTGATCAATCTTATATCTTTCAAGATCCATCTTAGCTTCTTCAAGCATGAGCTCTTGTTCACGTTGCTCATTTTGCATTTGCTGCAATTGTACTGCTTGCTCTTGTTCTGCTTGTTGCTGTTGTTGTTGAGCTTCTTCTTGACGCTTCTGCATATCCATAAGCTTCTGCTTAAGGAGGTTGAGGTTATCTGTAGTAAGTACCTCAGCTGCTTCAAGGAGTGATGCCCCGTTTTGCATAGCAGGTTGAATAAGTTGTTTAAGAGCTTGCAAGTTCTCAAGATCCTTAGAAGTATCACTTACGAACACATCCATGTCTTCATAGTAGAATCTAGGATCAATATCTAAGAATGCACGTTCGCCAGTATCGAATACATATGACAACTTCTTCTTACCAGTCTCTTCCCAGGCACCTTTAGCAGTATTAAGAAGCATGTTTAGCGCTCTACGTTTACACTGCGCATGTACCCAGAACAGAGGCTCTGTAATATGTGAAGATTGAAGGACACTTCGTTCCACATTACCTACAAGTTCATGTGTACTTACCTGTCCTTGACGTTGTTCTGTAATACCAGAAATAACACCCGCGAGGTATTCTATCTTATCCATCAGTTGTATATACTCAGCAATCACGTTACCCATCGTAAGGTCTACAGATGAGAATTGATTGAACGATGAGGCTCTACTACCGTTTGGATCTGAAGGGTTGCCTTCATACGGGTTGATAAAGTTAACGCCGACTGAAGAAAGGTAGTGTAACCAACGCTCTGGTGTAATACCCATAGACTTAGGTATCTGAGCAATATCCATGTTGATTACTTTTCCCTTGTCTCTGGCAATAGCAAGTTCGAGACGATACCAGAGAACAATATACATGTACTACAGAGGCTTAAGAATGCTAACAAGAGAACGGGGTTTACTATTAGTATTACTGTAGACAGCTCCAGTGTAGGGCAGCTTTTGAGAATTAGGATTGTCAATTGAAACATGCTGATACTCTAAAGGCTGTATACCAAAGTAGAGATCAGTTCCAGCTCTGTAACCTTCCCAGACTTCAACCACCCAATCAGGCTCTACTGAAATCTCTTGGCCAGTTTTCTAGTAGTCTTCGTTGGCTATTTCAACCTGCGGAGTGCCCGTTTCATCCAAATATGTAACATAGTAAATCTTCTTAAATGACTTCCAGCAGCAGTGCCAAACATTAATATTATATCTTGTATTTTGATCGTACATTGGATTGTCGTAGATATGCATGTTGATATGGTTTACATTATCTATCGGGCCTTTGTCACCAATGTCGTTTGACGGTCTGCCAGTCATCATCTCTTCAAGTTTGTTCAAATCTTTTTCTGTAAGTTTATCATAATATCTATCGTATATCTCAGTATAAGGCATACGCATTCTACGGCAACACCATGTGCCATCTTCGATAAACTCGAGATCTGGACTCTTGTCGTAAGAAAAATATAACGGATTTACTCGTTCCAAATACGGCTCACTATTAAGTACTCCTACATAATATATTTCTGTACCTGCAATAAGAGCGTCCTTCCACCCCTTGATAAACTCGTTATCAAAGTTAAGCTTTTCTCTCAAGTATGTAAGTGTATGATAGGCTGTATTCTCAATAACGTCTTTATAACTCTTGTCGAGATATTTGCCTATCTCTTCAGGCGGCATTATTTCGCCATTGTCTAATTGTTGCTGATACTGAGCCGCTTCTTCTTCACTCATGCGAGCAGTAATGGAAGCCATGATGTAGTTAAGGAGCATCTCCTTACCTTTCTCTTGAAGCTCAGATACAGCATCTTGTGACGTCCTAACTACTTTAAAGTTAAGAGGTCGTTTGGTTTCCTCTCCAATAAGCAGATCCACCTTTGGTCTGATAATGTTAAAATCTTGTGGAGTAACTGGGAAACCATCTTCGACTTTAAACGGATTTGTAATTCTCTTAAAATCCTTTTCGTCGAATATACTATTATATAGATTATAATAGGTTTGCATCTCTCCGTATCTGGTTTTCGTCTGTCCTCCAGATACCACATTGCCCTCACCAATGATGTAGTTTACGCAATCGTGTTGCCACTTCTCGTTCTTCTTTTTAAGCGAAACCTTCTGTTGAGGGAACGAAGAGTTGTATAAGTTGTCTTCTATTCTTATCATCGTTAAAACGTGAATAAAGGTACATCACTCTACGTGCTCGTGTCGTCCTGCTCCCAGTATCTGGAGCCGAACAGTGGCAGTTCAAAGAGTTCAACCTATTTATTTTTTTCTTTTGCAGCGGACACTTTAATCTAGAACAACTCTTCTCTGTATATCATAACCATACACAAGGCTATGACTCTGTCGACATTTCGTATACCGTCATTTTCTATAAGTTCTTCCAGCAGTGGTTCGCTGTATATTCTCTCTACATTAGGGTGGCCTGGTTCATATTCGTCCATCAACCATTCGAGGATCAATCCTTCCCCGTAAGCCCTAATTGATTTTGTCATGTGGCAGCCTTTTCGGCGCTGCACTTTACTATCTTTAAAGATTTCCGTAATCACCTTATCTGGCTAATCTGCCAGTAAATAGTCACAATGTTTGTTTGTGAAATATGGATATATACCTTTACGCTCGTTCT